GGTGAAATAAATTGAACCGACATGTCGTATGGATTAAATTGTCCGTTTTCTTCTCTTTCTTCACTCATTTTAAAGCACCAAACCTGCACCTAATTTTGCCGCATTACCGTTTTGCATTTGATTACCAAGTGCTGAGCCTAAAAGACTACCGAAGAATCCGGGTTGAGTTCCATTCATTCCACCTGTCATTTGATGAGCATTGAGCAACATTTGTTTTTGTTGAGCATTCTGTTGAATTGTCATCTGTGCCGATTGCTGGACTCTATTCATTGTCAAAGCAAGGTTTTCTGGCGAAAGCGTTGAAAGTTGCGAAGGCAATTTAGCCGTATCGAGAGTTAATGCACCAGTATCCTTGTCTAAAGTGAATGTTGCTTGGCTTAGAAACTCCTTCAAAGAAAGACGGACAACCTCGCCCATCAATTCAATAAGAGTCGGCAAATTATGAGATGCCAAGAACACAGCCATTGGGTCATGTAATTCAAGCATACGGGCTAAAGCAATAATCGGATCATTTGCCATTTGTTGCATCATTGGGTTTTGTTGTTGTTGCATCATCCCCATTGCGCCCATACCTTGCATACCATTATAACCATTCATTTGCGTTTGTTGCGGCGTTCCGAATTGTTGCGTCGGTGTTGTATCCTTGCTAAACCATCCCATATATATCACTCATTATTGCTGTTGCCCTGTTTGGGGCAGTTCGTTCATATTCATTTGATTTGCGGTCAAACTTTGATTTGCTACAAAATTACTTTGCATCAAATTTTGTTCTGTTTGTAAAATCCTCAAATCGAATGAAACTGTGACGAAATCAACTATACCGCTAATGGGGTTTTCGTATTGCATAATTTTAATGCCCTTGCTATGTTCGGCATCGGTGTGAATCATTTTGAAAAATTGTTCGTATTTTAGAATAGATTCAGGAGTGCTTCTGTTATCGGTTGATTTGAACCCTCTTGTCAATGCCCCCATTCCGGTGACTTTCATAAATTTGGTTCCTTTACTTACTTTTCTTGAAGCAAAGCCATCCTCGGAAAATTCTTGTTCATCCAGCAATGACCTTAGCGTATGAAATATATGTAAATGGGCGGGACAATATGTGCTGTTCATTTCATCACCATGATCAGCGTGTGTTCTTGCATGTGGCTTAACCGTCTTTCCAGTGTCCTCGTTAAACCAATAAATGTCGGCTAAAGAAAGGCCAGTTTTTTCATCTACAATGTGTGCATAGGCATTATCTCCTTCAAGAAATCTGCGAATATCAACGCCGCAACAAGCACACTCATGCGGGGCATTGTATCTGTAAATTTTGAACAATCCAAGATTATAATTTGGGGGCCGCAATGCTTTACGCAGTATTTTAATATTCTTTTTGCGAGCCTTTTTTGGGTTTTTAGGATTTGACTTTAATTTTAATTCGACGGTCGGAATGACTGCTTCATCATCTAACCCTTGAGAACCAGCACTTGCCATTTCAGCCCGTTGTTGAGACTTTAACAATTCAAATGCAATGCCTGTGTTTAACGACAATGCCCGTAATTGTTCGTCAGTTACATTACTCAAAGAGACATTGCCGCCTCCCAAGAAACCGTTAAACGCCATCAACCCTGCCATAACTGTCATACTCTTAAACCCTCCCCAGAATCAAAAGTCGGCAATTAAATTGGTAAATACTTTCCCTACATTGATGCCATGTTGAGCCGATACAGCCAAGACTTCAGCACGAATACCTGCTTTTCTTAATCTCTTTAAGCCATCCCTATACGGTAAAGCAATTGGATGCTCACGCAACAAATTATGTTCTAATAGTTTAATTGCCAATGGATCCCACCAAACATCCATTTTGTTAATCATCAAACAAAATACTTTTGGCGTATATTTTTTCGATTTACGCTTTGCGTGTCGGCTGATTTGTTTAGTAACTGATTTTTTCGTAATGTTGTCAATTAAATAATTGAAACCAGAGACAGCATCCAAAGTAAATTGTAATGAAGACAATGAACGGTGGTCTATCATGTAAATCACTAATTCTACATTCCGCCCAAACATATCTTCAACCCACATATTGCGAAATTGAGACTGGCCCGCTATATCTGTTGTAGATACAATCTTTTTCTCGCTTTGCCATCGTATTTGTTTTCTTGAAACCTTTGGCATAGAGTGACCGAGCGCATCATAGGATTTGGCATGTGTCGTGCGGAAAGCATCAGGTATGGGGTCTATATCTCCGGGAACTGTCAAATACTGGTCGAGGGTTGTTTTTCCCGTCATACTCGGCCCGTAAATGCCCACGCGATAAGGTTTTAAAATTCGGTAGAGCGAATGAACGGCTGAAAATCCAGCCATAAACATGTGGCCCGCTACAAGGGCCGACATTCATTCACCCAACCAAATCTCTCATCCATCTCCATATTTCGGAGGGGGTTGCGCCTAATGCCTCCAATCCAATCAATACTGCAAATGTAAGCGCAATGCCTCCAAATAAGGCAACAAAAGTGCGAACCCATCCAGCAACCCTCTCCATTTTTCGGTCATATGCGTTTTCAGCAAGTATTTGCGACATAGCCTCGGCTTGCCTTTCGTTTTGGGTCGTAAAAGGCCACATTTAACCCTCACCCTTGCTTTTTGCTTTCTTCATTTGTTTGTTGTTGCTCATTAGGTATGTATCCAAATTGAGCGAATGACTGTGGAGGCTTTTGACCCCCATTAGCCCAATACTGTTGTTTTTGGGCGCGGCGTTGTTGTAGCCGCATTTGAGAACGCATCCACTTTTCGTTTTGATTTTCGCGAGTGAATTCGGCCCGCATTGCCAAAGAATCTCTTACGCCGCCTACATGAAACAAAACCATTGAAGCGCATAGAAAACCAAAAGTAATTAACCCATATTGAAGCCCCATTTGAGCCGGTGTTGCATCTGGCAAATACCATCCTAAATGTGAAATTGTCACTCCCACCGCAACTAATAATGCCTGCCATAATAGCATGGCAATTAAATTAACATCAATTCTGTTATTGTCTCCGCTTAGATGGGGAGGAATTTGATACATCCCCATTTGTTGTTTTTCTTCACTGTTCATCTTCATTCACCTTTTTCAGTTTCTTCGTATTAAAATATAAGTCGATTATGTGATTAACAAAAGAAGATTTTGATTCTCTACCTCTTTCCTCTTCCATTTTTGCGAAAAGATCGTCTCGCATTACGACTGATACATGATGCCCCATAACACCTGTCATACATAACACCCTTATGAGCGTTGTGATTAAGAAGTAGTGGCACATGTGCTGATGCAATGCCGACCCCAAATATGCGAACAGCAACCTCAATTATGCGCTCTTATAAGGCCGCATTATCCGCTTCAACGGATAACCCTACTGCTTTAACTGCGTGGGTCGAAAGAGAAGCAGGCGAACATTCAAGAGCGCGTGATTTCGACCAAGAAACAGCAATTGCTTTACTCTCTTACATGCAACACCCCCTTTACCCATCATCAAGTCTTTCAACCGAAGAAGCGTCGTGGGTTCAATTGATGGCGACGGCGGAACAAACATTACAATCTGAAAGCACATGGTCGAGCAATCAAATACAACAGCATCATAATACTGTCTTTGTCCGTATATTTTCATCCGATGTTTCTTGGATTCAACAATGGACTCAAGCAAATGGAGATCCCTTGCATCCTAATTCATATTTGTTAAATGATTTGATTAACGATTACATTAGCGAATCTGGTTCTACTCAAGCACACATGCGCCATCAAACATGAGAGCGTTTTTATATAAGTGATACAACCGGAAATCGGGGCCGAGGTTTTTTTCCACTATTCTTCGCTATCATAAAGTGTGTCTAACTCAACATTTCTCCGTATGTTTTACCTATACGGCCCCACCCTTTTCATCGACCAGTCCATCGGCGTAGGCTGTTATTTAAGCGATTCAAAATTTGATTGCCGACTGCTTCTGTGACGACGGGGGCAACAACATTGCCAAGCATAGTGCCAATGTTCTTGTCTTGAGGATTATTCATGTCGCCAACCATCGACATATCGCGACGAGGATCCATCGTATTATACAAAAGGCGTTCGGGAACAGTCATAAATCGAGAATCCGTAAGAGCCAGTGGGTGATGTGTTTGCGACCATCCCGTTTCATCTAAAGGCTTCAAGTGATACAAAGAGCGAGAGATTTTGCCGCCTTCGGGCCGAACCATTCTACCACCGACATTTACCGGTTCCGCCCATGTTTTTTTATCCCTTGTCAATCCTTCAGGCCAAGTCGCACCACGATTACCCGGCATCCATGTTCCTCCATCAGCAAGGGTTGGTGTATTCATTAAAAAGTCGCGAGCCTCTGAACCTAATTGGCCTTTAGACGATAACAAATTGATTCGGTCGGCTCTCGCCTCGCTTGCATCCTCCCAATCGTCTTTCAACCAAGGCATAAGGTCATCAATCGAGCGTTTTTTGGTTGTTGGTTTTGGTGAATCCCAACCAGTTCCAAAGAATGCTCTCCGTCGAGTTTGAGGTGCGCCAAAGTCGGCGGCGGCCAAATTAGGCATACCCATTGCGGTTCTAAACCACTTATCCGGTGCATTCCATTCGCCTCTCCTTTGAGCCGCCAAATTTTCGTCTTTTGGGCTTAAGAATGGTTTTTTGACATTGGGCGATTGCTCTACTACTACGCTTACATTGTCTTTGCCAACAAGCCTTCTTAACTCATTAGCCGTATCTTGTATTCCGCCCATGTGTTGCATTGACGCTACTTGATTTTTCTTTTTGGATGAACGCGCACCAGACAATTCTTGACAAAACGGTGAAGCGTGGTAAAGAATGTGTTTGCCATCGGCCAAATCAGCATAGCGTTTAGCGCGAGCATGAGGCATTCCTTCTTCTTCGCCCATCAAATCAAGAACCGTATGTTCAGTATCCATATCTGTATTAAACGCCGCATTAGCAAGCAAAGCCTCTTTCCAATTATCAACAGACGAAAGAGTTTCTATGCCTGCCCTGCGGTATCCTTCTTCTGAACCACCAGCACCGGCATATTCTATCATTGCGGCAACATCATCACGGAGAGGTTTTTGATTCTCACCATAATTTTCTATGAACACATCGGCTATGTTTCTTGCATTTGCCCTATTCCATAACTCTTTATCATAGGCCGCTTTGGTTTTTGCCTTAGCAATTTCCCATGCTTCATCAAAAGCATGTTCGCCGGACATAACCCGACGATGATGCCCGCACTATTCTAAGTTTTCATTGAAGAGGCGAGTCAATGTCCTTATCGCCCATACTCCATCGAAGGGCTTTGACAACGCCCTCTAATCCTTTAATTTGACGGATATGATGTATTTTTTCTTTTCTCGACAAAACCTCGGACTGTAATATGGTTAAGTGTTTATTTTTCTTAGATTCGGCCTTTTCAATCATCTCATAGATTGAATCCCAAGACCGTTCATAGGTGAAGTGGCCCGCAAGCATTGGTCGGGCGGCGATACATCTATTCTTTAGGGTTTCGCAAACCAGACCAGCACATTTGGTCTAATTCCTCTTGACTGGCAAATACAAGAAAAGGTGTATCGTCATCCATTGGCATTAGCCATACAAATAAAAATCCAGCGATAAAAGCAATTCCAAAAAGCGTCAAAAGTCCGACCATGATAAGCGGAGGGCGGTGTAAAAAATAAACCTTACCTAAATTACATATCTCGACGGATTTCAGGGAATGATATTGACGAACCAATAAAACGGCCCTTCTTAGATGATTCTTCTAATTCGGAGATTAACTGCCGAATTGTTTGGTCGAAATCCGATTGATAACCGAAATAGCGTTTTGGCACATTCTTTTGCTCATGTATTGCATCTTGAAGAATGCGCTCGATTTGTTCTTTAGGTATCATGCCGCCTCTTGTATCCTCTACAAATGGCGTTTTAGAACCATAATCAAATATCAACCCTTCTTCTGATACATTGCCCGCATACCGGTCGTTTAATTCATCACCAAAAGAATCCCCATACCCCACCAATCCCCCAAATGTATCTAATTTAGGTGGTTCGCCAGTGTCCTCAAGCACTTCATCATACTCTTCTAAGAAGTCCTCGGCATCTGAAGGAACATCTTCAAGCCCAAGCAAATGCGCCATTTGTAATGACATCGGCTCAATGTAAGGGTTATACTCTCGCATATCCCGTTGCACTAAATCCAAAGAACCTTTTGAGTTGAAAAGAGAATAAGGCAATACTGGTTGAGAACGGCCCAATACTTTACTCCAATATGCTTCGATTGGTGAACGGGTGACACCTTCTGGGCCGTCATATACTTCATTCCGATTAACACGGTCTGGTCGGCCATCTCGCGACAAAGGCACTTTGGCAACATAAGCACCCTCTCTCATTTGGGTTTGAGGGATTGAATAGACTTTATGTTCTATTCCCCTGCCGATTTCGACTGGCACTTTACCAATGTATTCTTCGTCTTCTGTTTCTTCATTGTAGCGATACCTTGAACCGTCGCTAAGATCAACAAAATCTCCGTTATCGAGCAAACGGACACCACCCTCTTCAAAACCATCTTCAACATCTGGATTTTTAGCCATTAGCCGTTTGAAATTATTGTAAGCCTGTTCATCAAATGATGCCTTTTCAATATCTCCTTGCTCTAAAATCTCCCAAGGGTTGATTTGTTGCCACATCTCTTTATGTCGTTTTCCCATCAGTTCACCCAAACCATCAGGCCAAGGCAAACCACCAAGTTCGGCATCAACCATTCCTTCTGCTGGATCATCATCGTAATGATACCCATAAGGCGAATTTTCCAACCAATGCAAATAGGAAATTGCATCATCCTTGTTCTCAATAGGATAACGGGCGATTTGGTGTGAAGAATGCTGGCCCATTTTAAGAATGCGCCATGCTCGGTCAAAGGCGGTCATTCAGACCACCACACAGGTTTCATTTCATCACTACCAATTCTTGTTTTGAAATACTCACCATCAGGAGACACTCGGACATTTGCTCTTTTTGATGCACTGTTTAACGCCCCCCTATCAACCATTTTATTCCAAAATTCTTTTGAGTCATCAATCGCTCTTGTTGCATGAGCATGAGGTTCAAGCCCTTCATCCTCTAATCGGTTTGACAATTCCTCAATCATCTCTCTCAAGTATTTTTCAGCATTACCTTGACCTCTTTTTGGAGTAGCGACTTCAAAATGATGAATACGAATCATGCCAGTGTCATAATTGGTTTGGGCTGAACCTCTTGCCATATTGTCTTTAGAAACCCAAAAGGTTTCACCCATGCCCCCATAGTTGGCATTTTCATGTGAACCCTGTAAAGGTGTTCGCATTATGTCTGGATATAAATGGTTAAATTCATTTTGTTCTATTTCCTCCGTAATCGGCATATCCCATTCAACCGTATTTGTTCTTGGATCATACGACTCCCAATCATAAAGCGGGGCTTTCACCACATCCCACGCTCGGTCAAATGCGGTCATCGGCCATCCTCCTTTTCGGGTATTTTGGCATTTGGCCGTGTCAATTCTTTACTACGGATTTTGTTTTCCGCATCCTCCATAGACATTCCCGCAACCGTTTTTCTATTTGAGCGCGTTTCACCAATTGCTGATTGAATTGCATGGCGCAATTTCATATCTGGGTCGGCCTCCCAATTTTCTTTTCGCTTTTGTTGATCTCTCTCTATCCGCATTGCGTTTTCAACAGAACCGGGTTCATACCTTCGCTTGGAGTTCTTTTCTCGTTGTTTTAACCGTGATGCTTCATTGGCCCAATAATGGACTATGCCGACGCTCACTGGCTTGCCTTCTTCATTTAACAATCGAGCAATCCCCGCTTGGCTCATGCCTTGAGCAGTTAAGGCTTGGATTCGCTCGACATCCTCATTAGTCACAGCATACCTTCTATCACGCGCTGGCATTTTCAACACATCCCATGCTCGTTCAAAGGCGGTCATTCAAAATCACGCATCCTTTCTTCATACGCCCTAAAATCCACTTCGGTTGCTGAACCATCAAAAGGGTTGATTTCGTTTTTGTCTTGCCGTATTGCGTCTTGTAAATTAAATGGCTTACCATCTCCGAATAAACCTGCCATCTCCATTGCATCAGTTATTCGCTCATCTACAAAAGGATGAATGCAACGGCTACAATGATTCGGAATGCCTTCAACAATGTTGTTGATTTCATTTTGACATTGTTTGCATTGAGAAGGAAAATTTACGCTTGGATCTGGGTCAAGCGGCCCATCATCATTCATTGAAGCCAAATGTCTGTTCATCTCGGCAATCTCTTGTATCTCCTTTTTAGAGAAGAAACGGCGATGCCCTGTGTGCATTTTCAACAGATTCCATGCTCGTTCAAAGGCGGTCATAGGTCATCCCTCACAGGCCATGTTTCATTATTTCTCCACATATTTTTGGCTGATTGAATTTGTTCAGTTGAAGGATACAAGCGGGTGTTTTGATTTTCACGCATCAAATATGCAATCGCATCATAGAGGGCAGGGGCATAACCCCTCCCCCTTAACCCCTCTCTTGTTTCAGTCCAATCGGGATATGCCATATTATCCCCTACCCAACCTATACTTGTTATTGACTTGCGGTGGTCGGGTTCTGGTGAATACAATTCTCCATCATCATTAACGAACCTATCATCATCACCGTAGTATTTCAATTTGCCTCGGTCTATTCCTTCGCCTATTTGACCTTCATAAGACCGCATTTTATCACCAAACATATTTAATTGCTCAATGTAATCAATGAGCATAGGTTCAATTTCATTTGTTTCAGGATCTTGAAATAACGCTTTCCATGAACGGTTGGCTTTGGCTTTCCCTGACCTCGGAACAGAAACATGCTTTGTTGGATACAATGAACCGGGAACAATAGGCATCTTCACCAAAGCCCACGCTTGGTCGAAGGCGGTCATTCATCTACCTCCAACAATTTAAGGTATTTTGGCGGAATCACCTTGTCATACATTGAATGCAAATGGCCGCCTGAAGTGATTTTGCTTCTTCTTAATTTTTGATGAGGCT